AACCCACATTTTGGGTTTTCCTGCTCGCAGGCTGCGAAGCAGTGTGCCCGTGATGTGGCCGGTGCTCACTAACCCGACGCTGGTTTCCTTTCCATCCCCATGGAGATTTCTCAGTAGGTAACGCAGCGTGTGTTTTTGCCAGGTTTGCAGGCGTCTCGTGGCTTTTCCAGCCCCAGGGTGTCGGCGTACCATTTACAGTCGTACGCATTGTCTGGCTTTCCAGGTGACTGGTGGCAGCGTGCTTTGAACTTGGAAGCATGGCTTGGTAAACCGCTTTGCCGGCATCGGCAATTGAACGATAAAGCCAAATAATAACAATTGCCGCAACCACGCTGGCAACAAAAAGAGCGGTGTAAAAAAACATGTCAACCCTCCCCGAATATCATCTGTGCCTGCTTCGTCCTGAACGCCCAACGTTTATGCACAGTAAAACAACTCCCCAAGAACAGGGTGCGGTTTGAATTGATATCCGGAACACCAGCATTACTGGTTACAGTTTGACGTATCCATCCTTGTCAAATTCTGTCTATCCCTGTGGCGAATGCCGCTATGCGGCCAGGGAGTGCCTCCTTGGCTTTAACTGCTCTGCACCGGACAAATTCTGTCCGCGCCAAGCTCCAACTGGTTTGCAGGTTTGAGAAAACGATGTGTCATCATGACCTGATCTAAAAACAAACCGCGCAAACTTAAAAACATTATAGCACAACGGACGTACTTTTTTTCGCTTGCTGAGCATATTTACTCCAATTTCAAGCAATTATGCATCTAATGGAACCCTCTTTCGATGGTTAGAAATTTTGTAATTTCTTGTAATTTAATAGTTGCTTGCATAATTTTTGTTTTAATTAATAATACTCAAATATAAAATAAATTATTTAATTAACAACTATGTTAACAGATTTTAACATTTCTTTAACATTTTAAATAAAAAAAAGAGATACTAATTTGTATCCCTTATTCTTTCTATTTCTCGTTCTAAATAGTCTTTTGCCTTTAATAAGTCTTGTAACTCATCTTTTTTCTTTCCAGCTCTGCAAATATACTTTAGTATGTTACCTCTGCTAAAATTTAGGTTAAAATCATTTATAACGTCTATTACATCATAGTCTTTACCATTGTCGTAGTGTACTTGTGTGCTTCTCATTTTTCGTATATTAAAGTTAAAATTATTTGAAAGATACCAATGTATAAAACTATATCTTCTTCGTATATATCTTCATCATCAAAAGGGTAATGTCTAACCCCAAACAAAAAGCCTTTAAAAAACCCAGCTTTAAACTCGTACCTTATTAAATTCATATTTGTATATTTTAGTGTATAAATCCCAAATAGCTTGAAATGATTCTTGTTTATTAAATTCTCTTCCTTTCATATAGTAATTGCCTTTTATTCTATTACAATACACTTTAAACATCTTACCAGATACAACTGGATAAATAATAAACCCTTTTTTAAAACAGTATTGCTGATGCTTGTAATTACAATTTTTTAAAACAATCTTCTTTTTAATCTTTGGCATTTAACTCCTCATATATGTCAATTAATTCAAGAGCCTTTTCTACTCCCTTTGCCTCACAAAATCTTTTCTGTTCAAATAGTTGTAGCCAGTATTCCATAATGTCTTGCCTATCTTCATTTGTAAAGTAGCTATCAACACAACTTTTGTAAGCTACCTTCTCTTGATTTTTACAGAGTTCCCCTTGTAACATAATCTTCTATGTTTTCTGTTTGTAGGTAGTCATAGTATCTTTCTGTTGCAATGTCTAGTTTTCTTTTACCACTATCAATAAAGTTTTCTGAACATTTAAAGATACCAACGTCAAGTGTACTTTTATCAACTACAACAAATTCAAAGTCAAATGCTCCAAACAATTCTAAATACAATGCAGCTTGTAAGTCATAAGAAAAGTGATGTGCTGACCTTTCAAAACTTTTTATGTCAGCAGTTGTTTTTAAATCTATTACAACACCATCTTTTAATATATCTGCTTTACCTCTAAATGCTAAATCATTATAAGTATCAATTGCTGGTATTTCAAATCTTGCACCCTCCAGTAGATTCTTTACATCGGTTACACTTCTTACTCTTTCAGATATCTTTTTTGCTTTATGATATTCAGAGTTTGTAAATACGTTGTGTGAGCCAAGCTCTTGTACTGCAAGTTTATATTGCTTTGATGCTTTTGTACCTTCTGTAAAAGTTAAGTAGTCTACTTTCTCTGGCTCTAACACCATAAGATGTATTAGTTGACCATCTCTTAATGCTTGTACATTTGTTTGTTTTTCTGTTAGTGAACGATGATAAGCATAAGGAGAATCTAAAAGTTTCTTTGATGCTGAACTTGATAATGCATTTACACCAAGATACCCATAGTAAAATTCATCATTCATCATCTTACTTAAAATGTCTTGCTTGTCAAATACTTCGTTGTTTAATAGTTTAATTGTTTCCATTTATTTTAGTTTTATTGCTTGTTTTATATTTATTTCTGTTACTTCTTTTTTAATCCATCTTCTGTTTTTAAACTCTGATGTTGCTGGTAGTGATTTCTCAAACCATTTTAAATCTATTTTGTTTAAGTTAAATAGATATATTCCCTCTGGTGTACTATTAATGTATATTGGTACGTCAAAGTGTTTATTTGATTCTTTTATTAAAGCATCGTATTTAGGCTTTTCAAGTAGTAAAGTGTTGTAATGTTTCTTTCTGCACTTTAGTTCTATTCTGCTTTGCGTTTCTATGTCGTAGCAATCCCATCTTGATATTGGATTTTTACTATTTACTAATGTCTTGTAATGGTTTTTTGATAGCCATTCAAATAAATCTTTTTCTTTCCAATTTTGCATAAACGCAATATAATGTTTATTTTTTATAAATCATAATCGTTGTCTACAAATTCTGGTAAACCATTTTCATTTATTGTAAAACTAAAAGTTTCAAATCCTCTGTTTCTACTTCTTTTACATTCAACAGATATCCATCCTTTATTAACTCCATTCTTTTCTAACTTAATTTGTGTTTCTGCTTTCTTCTCTAAAAAACTACCAAGATGCCCAGTTGGTTTATCAGAGCCATAATTACTATGTATGATTGTAACAATATGACATTGCAACTCATCTGTCCAACTCATTAACTTTTGTATAGCTTCATTACATTGTTCTAAATTATTTACATCAGCAACTAAATCTGCAATACCATCAATGATAACTAAACCAATATCTTTACCTCCTAACTTGTCATTTAAGATATAATCAATAAAATCAACTCTATCTTTATAACTCATTGTTCTTAAAGCATAAGTATAATAATTATCATCATTTGGCATATCATTCATTAGTATTGGTCTACGGAATACTTTTTGACAATGAAACTTTCCTTGCTCTGTATCAAAATGAATTATCTTTCTGCCTTTTCTATGACCTTTTATTAAACCACTATATTTATTTGTATCACTTTGGTATGCTGATACAAGTAAACTAGAAAAAAAAGATTTCATTGATTTTGGTGGAGCTTGTATAAAAGAAAAATTACCATAAGTACCAATTGGTATATGATATTCTACAACATCTCCATTATGATTTATATCATTGTAAGTGCCACAACTTATTGCAACTGGTGGATATTTAACATCTTCACTAATATCAACATAGGCATCATCCTCCATAAGTTGCATAAACATTCTCTTTGTTTCATCATCTTGTATTTTTATTTTTTTCGTCATCTATATATTTCTGTATTTTTGTTTTATAATATTTACCAAGTACATTATCATTTAAGAATTTATCATTTTCTAAAACGTTCTCTGTAAATTGTAACTTGGTTTCATAATAGCTCATCATTGTTCTATTGTAGCAAATGTATATAATTTCTCTGTAACAATCTTCAATATCCCATTTTTTACTTTCTTTATTGCTTCCAGTGTATTTCATCCAGTTGCTTTCAACGTAATCAATCCTCTTTCTTTTATATCCCTTTAGAGGTGGTCTAGTACGTTTGTTAAGTAGTATCTTTTTACCAATGTAAACTTGTTCTGTTCGTCTGTTAAGTATTCTATAAACAAACCCAACTGCTTCTGCTGGTAAATCTTCTCTTGTTTTTATTCTTTGTCCTTTATAGTTCCACATAGTCAAAAAAAAAGGAGGTTTTTACACCTCCCTTATAATTTAAAATGGCAAATCATCTGCTGCAACTGGTGTTGCTTTCTCTGCCTTTGCTTCTGACTTTTGAAC